CTTAGCTAAAGCTTAGGTTACCCGAAGTAACTGAAACTAGACCTAAGTAGTCAGCAGCATTACCAAGAGAGCTAGCAGCGTTAGTTAATTCTACATAACCATAACGAGTCATGAAGCTAACAACTGGCTCAAATGTTGCTGGATCTAGCACAACACCAGAGCTCATCAACGGAATGTATGGGCAATAGAATGCTGCGGCATCGGATTCAGTTGAACCTTTATAGCCAACTAGAACATTGTCAGAGGAAGCATATGTGTTAACATATATTTTCATTGCATTGTTCAATGTACCAACTAGTTTTGTGTTGGTTGGTGCTTCAAATGTACCTTCAGTTGTACGTGCAAACGCAGAAGTAGTTGCACTTTGTAGGATAGTTAGTACAGTTGGTGAAACAACTGCCCAGTTACCTGCGCCTCTACGTGTACGTTGTGCAATTAGGTTTGATACTCTGTTGATAGTAACAGCTAGTGCAGCATGTTCGTCACCAACAAAAGTAGCAGTACCACTAACAGCAGCCTGGTCGTAAGTTTGAGTAGCAGTACCAGCTAGTGTGGTTAAGCTACCAATTACTTCTTGATCAATTTCAGAAGTAATTTCTTGAGCAAGAGCAGCCATGATTTCTGCTTCTACATCAATACCATGCTGTGATTGAGCATCTTGTGCAGATTCAAAGGTCCAGCGAGCGGATAGCTTGCGTGATTTTGCTTCTACAGTTTGTTTCAAGATCTGGATGCTTAGTCTGTTTCCAGCTGTACCTTCCATAGATCCTGTTGAAGCTGCTTTATCATTTGCAGCAGCGCCAGAGTAACCTTCAGCAATTTTGAATGGGCTTAATGCTTCTTCGCCTGCAGTTACATCTGTTCCACCAGTTGAGTCAAACGTATCTGCATAACGCACTCTTAGTGTGTGGATTTGACCGACTGGGCCGGTCATTGGTTGTACACCAACAAGTTCATTTGCAATGACTGTTGGCATAACACGTCTGATCACTGGTAGGATCACACGGTTAAGTGTCGCGACGTTACCTGCAGAAGTAGCACCAGCAGTTGCACTCTCTGACAAATACTTGCGTGTATTTTCAAGAGTGGTGTCCATTACTGCTTTTTTGTTGCCTCCAAGGCCCTCGAGCAGAGCACTTTTAGTCTCTGTCCAGCGACTTTCTAGTAGTTCTGACATAATTATCTCCTTATTATAATCCAGCTAGACGTTTAATGTCAACGACATTATGGTCTACTGGTTTGATTGAACTATTATTTCTATTGCCTGTTATTTCTTTTGCCTCGGTGATTTGTGCCTTCTGCTTCGCTGGACTATGACCATCAATTACTGATGGTAGGTATTTGTCAAATTGTCGACGTAGTCTACTAGTTTGTACCGACTCCAGTAAGTCATTCATGATTGAACGTTGTTTTCTGCTTAGTGGCGTAGTCAACTCATTCATAATAGCTATGCGTTCTTTGGATTCAAGTAAACGCTTTACTTCAGCGTCTTTTGATTCTGCTATAGTTTTAGCTTTTACTGCAAGTATTTTTGCAGTATCAAGCTGTTTATTTTTAGCTTCAAGAACTTTTAATAGTTTTTTGGTTTCAGACGATTCACTAAGATGTGAATTTAAATATTCTGAAGAAAATGCTTCAAATATTTTGCGACCGAAATCGTTTTTACGTGCTACTTCAATATCTTCTTTGAGTTGGCTAATTTCAGATGTTAATCCGTTGTTAACTGTTCTCTCAACTGCTTTTGCACTTCTTTCAACAAAGGTTTTCTTAACTTTGTTGAAGTGAACCTTAGCTTCACGTACTAAACGTACTTTTGTTTCTGCTAAGTCTTTCTTATCTTCTTGGAATTCTGCAATTTCATTCGCAAGTTGATCTACAATAAATTCTTCTAGAATGGTAAATTTGTTTGCCATTCCTTTTTGATCTTCATGTAGGTCTGAAATTTCTTTAACAAGAGTTTTGCTAACAAATTTCTTTAGAAGATTAGAATTTTCTCTCATAGCTCTAGCATATCTCGCTTTAGCTTCTGAAAGTTGTAATTTATCTTCATGGAATTCTGTCATTTCTTCTGATAGCTTTTCGCTTATCATTGAATCAATTGCTTCAACCATAACACCTTTATCGTGTTCGTACTTTGAAGCAAATTCTTCTCTTAGTTCTGATGCAACACTAAGACGATTTTCTTTTATCTTAGTATCCCATGCTTCTTGTATTTCAGATTTCATTTGCTCTGTAATTGCTTCACTCTCTAAAAGGGATTTTATTGGGTCCATATTATTCTCCTTTATTGGAGCCTGCTTATTATATTTAATAAGCTCTCTGCAATATATTTCTGTGCCTTTTTGTCGCCTGTTACTTCTTTACTTGTTATAAATGCCTTATACCCACCTTTTTCATTCATTAGATGTTCATATATTGGTGTTGGATAAGCACCTGGTGCGCTCGGTTGAGCTACAACATCTACAGTGATTATCTCAAATTCGCTTACTTCGCCATTGCCGCTTTCGCTAACATTGCCGGAGCCTCTTGATGAGACACCTAGTTTAACTTGTGCTTCAAGCATTGTTTTAACTAGTTGTCCCATCGGAGTAGGTAATACCTTTAGTTTACCATAACCATTTGCACCGTCCATCCACATTTCTGTGACCATATGGCACACACGGTCGATATTAATATTAAGTCCTTCAGGATGATCTACTTCACCAAGAACTGAATAACCACCAGCAATTTGCTCATTGAGTGTGGTGACAGCCCTACTAATTTCATTTACGGGATATACACGCTGATTTGCGTTGCGTACTCCGCCTTGAATGCAAATGCCCTTCATATAAAGGTCTTTGCCTTCGTTAGCAGACTCAACAACAATTTTAGCCTGGTCGAAACTCATATGTTCACGTAAGTAGCTCATTCGTAATTCCTTAACTTATTTGCCGCTTCGAGTCAATGACTTTTTATCCGCAGCATTCTCTGGCTTGCCCTTTTTCTCAGCGCCGTGACCAGGTTCGTTTTTCATGCCTTTTTTGGCACTCATGCCGCCTGGCTTATTTCTATTGCCTGCGTCATCCACTTTTGGGCCAGCAGCTTTGCCACCGTTTTCAGTTGCACCTTTTAAGATGTTAGCTGATGTTCCGCCCATATTATTTGGTTTTGCTACTATGCTTTTTGAATTTGCGCCGTTGTCACCACCTGATGGTTCTGAAATCTTTTCAACATATTCACGCATTTGCTCTGTTGCTGATTTAGCAACTTCGTCAACTTCCTCTTCTGATTCGTCAACTTCTTCGTCAGACTCTTCAAATGCATACGACTCTTCAGTTTCGTCATCATCATCCATGTCATCGTCGCCCATGTCATCGTCGCCCATGTCATCGTCGCCCATGTCATCCATGTCATCGTCGGCTTCCATGTCATCGTCGCCCATGTCATCATCGTCGCCCATCATAGCTTCAAATTCTTGTTGTAATTCAGCTAGTGCGTCTTCTAAATCAACTACACGATCTTCTATTTCTTCGTAGCCCATGTCGTCCATGTCATCCATGTCGTCGCCCATGTCGTCGCCCATGTCGTCGCCGCCTTCAATGTCTGACATCATATCATCAGTTGGATCGCCGCCCATGTCATCGTCTACTTCGTCGAGACCAAACATCTCGTCTAGATCATCTTCAGATGATTCGTCTAGATCATCTTCAGAGGCTTCGTCTAAATCGTCGTCGGAATCTTCGTCAAGCTCATCGTCTGATTCGTCAACTTCTTCATCTTCGTCAACTTCTTCTTCAGATTCAATAATGTCTTGGTAAATTTCTCTTGATTTTGCTACAACTATTTCGTGAAATAGTTCTTCTGCACCGGAACGATCCTCGTTGATTAGTCGCTCAAGCATTTCTTCAAATTTATTTTGATCAGTCATGTTT